GCAGACAGCCCGATGAAATTTAAAGAGCAGGCAGATGAATTTGAGGATATGTTTGCGATTGAAGAGTCGAAATAACCAGAAACCAACTATTTCCAAAATGGAAACAACTCAAAACAACGTGCCGGGAACCACGGAAAAAGCGAACTAGAAACGTCAAAAACGGTCGTGTGACCATTGGACGAGCGACTGCCCGTATTTAGCCAAACTCACACAAAGGCAGTTGCGTTTTTTTGGAAACAAAAGGATGAAATTTTTAGATTTATTTGCTGGCATCGGTGGTTTTCGTCTTGGGATGGAATCCGCTGGTCATGAATGTATAGGATTTTGCGAAATAGACAAGTTTGCAAGAGCCAGTTATAAAGCGATACATAAAACAGAAGGAGAAATAGAGTTACATGATGCAACAGGAATCACAAAGAAAGAAATCAAAGCAATCGGACAAGTCGATGTTATCTGCGCAGGATTTCCGTGTCAGCCTTTCAGCGTTGCTGGGACAAGACGAGGTTTTGAAGACACAAATGGAACTCTCTTCTTTGAAATCGCAAGGTTCGCTTCCATTCTCAAACCTAAGTATCTATTCCTCGAGAACGTCAAGGGGCTTATTAGCCATGATAAAGGGTACACCTTTGAGACAATCATCGAATCGTTGGATGAGTTGGGGTATGATGTCGAATGGCAAGTGCTTAACAGCAAGGATTTTGGAGTACCCCAAAATAGAGAACGGGTCTATATTATCGGACATTTTAGAGGAGGACGTACCAGAAACGTTTTTCCTATCCTTGAAACAAGATCAGATAAATCAATTATCCAACTAGGAAACATCAAGAAAACTGGAAGTTTTGGCGGAAACCCTCAATGCGGGAGAATTTACAGTCCAGATGGGTTAGCACCCTGTTTAAACACAATGCAGGGAGGTCAAAGAGAACCGAAAATTCTTATCGACGGCAGGGTACGCAAATTAACACCTCGCGAGTGCTGGAGATTACAAGGATTCCCAGACTGGGCGTTTGATAAAGCCCGAAAAGTGAACTCTAACAGTCAATTATACAAGCAAGCAGGTAATAGCGTGACAGTAAATGTTATTGCTGCTATCGCAAAGGAATTTAGATGAACAGGAGAGGAAAAAACAAATGCAAAATAAAATCGACATACCAGGCACAACCATCAGCCTTGAAATCATAGATAAGATTATCACAGTAACAAATAAGATTAAGTATGATATCCAGATGCAATTCAAGAATCAGGATGCTGAACCGTCCCTTGATGAGAGCGGGGACATCTTTGAGCCACTTTATTGGTTAGATGTGAAGGCAATCCCAAAAGAACCGACAGAATACCATTCGAGTCTAGGCGTCAAAGCCGAAAAACGAAACTTGACTGAACTTCAGAAATTCTTTGAATTTATCGAAAACAACAAGCAAAACCTCTTTGACTTATGCGGTTTTAGAGGAGAACTTGAATGAAATTAGTCCTGAACATCGAACCGAAGCCACAATCACGCCCAAGATTTGCTAGACGTGGCAACTTTACCACAACTTACGAAGATAAGGATATGAAATCCTGGCGCAATCAATGTCAGTTACTAATTGCTAATCAGTGCATGGGGCAGCCCGTCCTTGAGGGAGCGCTGAAGGCGAGGGTGAGATTTTACATCAAGCCCCCTCAGTACATTTCTAAGGTCAAAAGGAATCAGCAAGCGCTTCTGGACGAGATTATTCCAGTAGGGAAGAAGCCTGATATTGATAATTACGAAAAAGCCCTATATGACAGCATGAGCGGAATTGTCTTTCAGGATGATGGTCAGATTGCCTTACATGATGTAGGCAAGTTTTACAGCCTAAACCCTCGTATTGAGGTAGAAATAGAGGTTATGGAATGGAACTAATTAAAGACAGTGTAAAGTTTGCTGCCAGCTTGCTAATTGTAATGGCTGCTGTTGGTTGGTATAGCTATCTGATGTATCAGTCAGGATATGCCCAAGCTAAAAGTGAGGCTCAACCTATCATCATCCATAAAGCTGACAATGCAGGTGCAGAAATGCACGGCAGAATCACGGATAAGGAAATCATAGAGGGGCGGTACACGGTGACCGCTGGGGCTTACGGCAAGTTTCTTGTGACCAAGGAACAGTACGACAGTCTGAGTGTAGGGGATGAAATCCCTGATTATTTGAGAGGAGTGGGAAGATGACAGAAACTATTAAACTACCAAACTACTGTGAGCCTGATTGGAAAAATGCAAGATACGGCTCACTGGAAGAACTTAAAGAATTGTTACTCTACAAGCGTATCGTGAAATGGGATAAAGACTTTCTGCTACTTGAAGATGGTACAAAGATCACTATTGAAATGTCAGAAAGTGATTGCTGTGCCTCAGCAGGTGGAGAGTTCAAGAATGTCACACTAGACGCAGTCATTACTGATGTAAAAATAGGAGAACCCACAAAATTCGACAATGGCGACGGGACCACTTGCGAGAATACGGTCACTATTTACCACAATCAAAATCCAATAGCTTTGGCAGAATGTGAGGCTGATGATGGCAATGGTGGCTATTACTACAGTGTAGGGTCGCTAGTTATTGGTAAAATCCACTTTCCAGTAGTAGAGGCGTAGGAGAAGCGAAATGAAACTTATTGAAGGTTCAAACACAACAGCCAAAGTTTTTACAAATTTGATTGATGATGTCACATCAAACCAAATTGAACTAATGCTCAATGAAGCTGCAGGCAGTTGCTAAAGTGTCCGATGAATTCGACCTGAACGTCAAAGACGATGAAGCTGACGCAATCCTGATCGGCTCTTATTTTGTCAATTATGGTCAGGATTTCGGAGACCTGGAAAGTCATAAGATAAGCTGAGGAGGTAGATGGATGAAGATTAAATTTTATTTTACAGATAATAGCGCGATTGAAGTGGTTAATTGTAGCGAGAAAGATGTTAGACGACTAATTAGCCAGTTTAACAACAGACATTTGATGCAAGCTGGGGCGGCTCATATTAATCCTAAAAAAGTGCTTTATTTCTTTGTTTGTGAAAAGGAGGTCGCAGATTGAAACGATTTATCGCAATCCTGATTGTGTTTTCTGCCGGATTGAATGTCTGGCAGAGTATCAGGATAAAAGAGCTGGAGCAGAGGCAGCCTATCATCATCCATAAAGCTGACAATGCAGGTGCAGAAATGCACGGCAGAATCACCGACAAGGAAATCATAGAGGGGGATGTATGGAATTAAGTGAATTAACAGAGAAGGTACAGGCCGCATTTGAAATAACTGACATTGGAAAACTAAGCGAGACTCTGCTTGAGATAGTTTTAACAGATGACACATCAAAATACGAACTTTTTGAAAACTTGGTGAAGCCACTGGACGTTGATTGGCTGCAGATGATATATCAATACTGGCTAGCTGATCGCGAGAATAAAAAACAAGACTTTACGCCCAAAAGCTTAGCGTTATTTTTGGCTAAAATGATAACCCCTGAATATGGAACAGTAGTAGATATGTGCGCGGGGAGCGGAGCCTTGACTATTCAGGCGTGGGCAGAAAACCCTAATTTAGAATTTGAATGTATAGAATTTGACGAAAACGTTATTCCGATACTGCTCTTTAATCTGGCAGTCAGGAACATCAAGGCGACTGTGAGACATCAAGATGTATTGTCAGAAAATTTATTTGCCGTATACACTGTAGAGCCTCGCGAAAAATATGGGAAGGTGATGAAAATTGAAACAAGCAATTAGTAACCCACCTTATAATTTAAAATGGGAGCATCCATTCTTTGCTTCTGCCCAGCCTAGATTTGATTTAGGTCTGCCACCTGAAAGCAACGCAAACTTCACTTTCATTCTATCCGCTTTGGAAAAATGCAAGTATGCGCAGTTTATCTTGCCAAATGGCATTTTAACAACGTCTCAAGTAGACGAAGCGGCTATCAGAAAAAATCTCTTGGAAGCGAATTTAATTGAAGCGGTTATCGCGCTTCCTGATAATATGTTTGTTTCAACATCTATCCCAATCTGTGTTTTGGTTTTTAACAAAAACAAAACGACAGCAAGAGTAGCAATGATTGATTTGAAGACAAAAGCCGAAACTAAAATACGAGAACAACGCGGACAGTTTGGAATCCAAAACGCCCGTGTATACAAAAAAGAATTTAATGTTCTGCCAAAAAATACCGCTGATTTTGTCAAAGAAATAATCAAAGAACAGCAAGATATAACAGATGTGTCAAAATCCGTGACAATCGAAGAAATCAGGAAGCAGGAATACAACCTAAGTCCTGCGCGATATATTGAGCATGCAATCGAAGAGGTGCAACATAGAAGTTTTGATGATATATCCAAAGACTTGAATCGGATTATCGATTTTAAAAACGCAATTAAAATCACAATAAACGAAAATATGGCAAAGTCCTTGGGTTTGTATGACCTAGCGCTTGCTTTTAAAACAGGAACGGAAATATCAAAAACACTCAGTGAGCAGATGAAGTCGATTGGGATAGACATTAAAACAACTTCTGTCATGACCTTAACCAAAAAGAAAGAATTAAAAATCGAAGTAAAGGATTTTGAGCACTTCCCGGAATTGATGTCCCTATTCGTGAATATGTGGAGGGCCCAAATGATGTTTCTAAACAACGAAGAAAACCGCTTGCTGGTAGAATTAAGGGACGCTCTACTTCCTGAATTGTTAAGCGGAAAGATAACATTGTGATGTTGCAAGAATTTTGAATCGGCACCAAACAAAAAAGCCAAGACACTCTCTGCCTCAGCTAAAATCACAATAAGATTATTATATCATAAAAAGGAGACAGAGAGTGAGCAAGGCAAAGGCTATTTTAAAGGATTTAAGAAACCTTGATCTATATATTGCAAGTTTGATTAGACGAAGAGACAAGGTCGAAGCCTCACTCTTGTCTAGCCAGAAATTTTCTCAGGACAAAGTTTCAGGGGGCGTTAAACGTAAGCAAGATGATATCTATGTCGAGCTGTTGACGGCCAAGGAAGAAATAGAGCAGAAGACCGCTGAAGCTATCAGAAAACAAAGAGAGCTGCAGGGTCTGATTGACTCTCTGGATAACACGGATAGTCAGGCTATATTGAGCTTGGTTTATATCGATAAGATGACTAGATGGCAAGTGATGGACGAGTTGAATTGTAGTGAGAGCACCTACTTTCGATTGTTGCGTATAGCAACAAAGGAATTAGATGCGGTGACAGCATTTGACAGTAAATGACAGTAAAAAAAAGTATTTGACAGTGCATGACAGTTTTAACGTGCTATTATAGTATCATCAAGAATGAAGGGGCGAGGCAGCTAATGCCTGGCTCTTTTTGTTTGTTAAAAAAGGAGGGGTGGCAATGCCACGAGTACAACGCTGTAAATACCCTGGCTGCCATACTCTGACTGTCAAGCCAGCTCTATGCTGTGATATACACAGGCAGCACGAGCCGAAGATAAGAGAACAAAGAGAGCGATACAGTCGTTCTAGATATAACAAGTACATGCGCAATCGAAGCGAAGAGAAGAAAGAACAGTACAACTTCTATCGTTCAAGGCTTTGGTCTAACCTAAGACTTAGATGTTTGACAAGAGACAATTACGTATGCCTTTACTGCCTAGCGAGAGGCAGGGTCACGGCCAATAGCAAGATTGCTGATCACGTCGTCCCAATTGAGGTCAATCCAGACCTAAAAGCAGAACTTCCGAATCTGGCCACGACCTGCCAAAATTGCCACAGGCTCAAAACAATTTGGGAGCGCGAATATTACGGAACCGGTCAAGGAAACATTTTGAAAGTCGGGATCAAACAAATTTCTGACATCCGACTGATCGCAAATCTAATTAACAAACCACGTTAACCCCCCCGCCCCTATGTGGTGGATAAGAGAGCCGCAACAAACTCTCGTCTTACATCACGCGCCATTTTTTCAAATTTTTAGGTAGGGGGGGTAGCCAAAAAAAGGAGGCAGAAATCAAATGGCGAGAAAACCCTTCTATCAGCAGAATGACGGGCGTTTGTCGAAGGATCCGCCTGCTTATTTTGGAGTGTTGGCGAAAGAGTGTTGGCGTAAAATCGTGCCTTTTTTAGAAAGCACAAACAAGGTCGAGCGGATAGATGCTCATCTAATAGAAATGTACTGTACCAATTACGAAATATACAGAAATGCGTATGATGATGTCAAAGAAAATCAAATCCAGACCCCGATTTATAAAACAATTCAGAACGCAGCCGGAGAGGCGATTGGCCAGGATTTCATCGGCTATAAAAAGAATCCGGCAACAGATATCATGCGCAACGCTAGTGTTCAACTATCTGCTATTGGCGGACAGTTGGGGTTATCACCAAAAGCAAGGCAGGATCTGCTGGCAGTGGCTAGCGCAGACACAGAAAAGGTCTCTACAGCTGAAATGCTGAAAGAGTTTTTAGGGAAATAAAAAAGGTCTCATTTTAAATGCGACCTCAAGGAGGTGAGGCAGTGAGCGAACTCAAGATAGACTTGACGAAGAAAAAGAATGTCCTGGAGTGGTACCGGAAGCTAGATTTTTCAGAAATCCGTAAGAAGTACACAGATCCAGGCACACGATATGCTTTTGATGTGCTGGACGGCAAGATAATTTCCGGATATATTATCCAGTTAGCCTGTTTCAGACATCTAAGAGACTTACAACGACAAGGTAGGGACGAATTCCCTTACTACTATTCGCTGCCGCATTTCAAAAACTTTCTTAAGTTCGCTAGTCTGGTACCTAACATTGACGATTTGAGCCAGCCGCTGGAGTTAATGGACTGGCAAAAGTTCATCTTTAGCCAAATAGAGGGTTGGCGGTCACTGGACGACCTGCCACGATTTAAAAATATAGTCCTATCTATCGCTCGAGCTCAAGGGAAGACAATGTTGGCCGGCATTCTCAAATGTCACGCCTTCCTGATTGAGGCCTTGGGACTCTCAAATCAGGACTTTCTGATCAGCTCTATCAACTTTGACCAGACTATGAAGCTATTTGGCTATGTAAAGTCTATGATGGCCAAAATCGTTGAACAGGAGCCATTTAAGTCTCTTGCAGCAGAAATTGATTTACAGCTATACTCACGAGAAATAAAGGCTGCTAATGATAACAATATCATTAAGACCATCTCTTTTGAGTCTGGCAAGTTTGACTCAAATCACTTTCTGCTTGCCATTGCTGACGAGGTAGGCGAATTGACTAGAGATGATGGGATTTCTAAAATCACATCCGGCCAGATCAACACTCCAGGCGCTCGCTTCGTGGAAATATCCACGTCTTACACAGTCCCAGATGTTCCTTTCCACAAGGAGCAGAAAAAACTAATAGAGGTTATGGAACGAGACTTTGACCGGGCAAGTGATGACCAACTTTGCCTTGTGTGGGCACAGGACAGCCTAGAAGAGACTTTTCGACCCGAGACATGGGCTAAGAGCAACCCGCTTTTAAACCTTGCTGACAAGCACGAGAAGCTGCTTAGAGGGCTTATATCAGAAAGAGATAAAAAAATGCTCATGGGCAAGCTGGCAGACTTTCAAGTAAAGAATATGAATTGTTGGCTGAACGTAGACAGCAACAGCTTTCTTGCTCTTGAGGATATAGAAAAGGCTGTGATTGATGACTTTCCGAGGTTCGGCCGTCGGGTTTATGTGGGGGTTGACTACTCTATGTCATCAGATAATACTTCTATAGCTTTTGTCTATCCGTATGAGGGAGAAGAACGATGGCATTTAGAGCAGCATTCATTCATTCCTTGGAATCAGGCCGGCAGTATAGAGGCTAAGGAGAAGCAGGACGGCATCAATTACCGAGAACAAGAGAAACAAGGCTACTGCACAATTACCAGCCATCCGCAAGGCTTAATAAATGACGATCAGGTCTATGATTGGCTGGTGAATTACATTGAGGATAATAACTTGGATGTGATTTTCTTTGGTTACGATTCAATGGGCGTGACTAAGGTTATCAAGGCCTTGGAGCTTAATACAAGCTACCCGCTCATGTCTATTCGGCAGCGGACAAGCGAGCTAAAAGACCCTACAAAGTTCTTGCAAAAAATTTTTGTAGAGGGCTCTGTAACCCGCTTAAACGATGTCATCATGGAAAAAGCCTTGATAAATGCGGTTATCAAGCAAGACAACGTAGGAATTCAGGTTGACAAGATGAAATCAACATTGAAGGTTGACGTAGTGGACGCTATCATAAACGGATGTTATCAAGCTATGTATCACTTTGAAGACTACGGCCTTGTGAATGATAAGAGCTACCAAGTCGAGCATATGAGCCAGCAAGCGGTTCTAGATTGGCTTAATAACCCGGAAAGTGGGCTTTTGGAGGAAGAATTTTTATAATTATGACGATTTTTAAAACTTTTTTTAGCCTAATTTGGGCTTTTTTTGATGTTTTGATGTTTCTAGCTGCAGCAATGACAATCAATCTGACAATGTATCGAGTCGGGTGGTTAGCATTCGGGATCAGCCTGACAATCACTTTCATCTTGGCCGGTTTCGTATCAGAAATTATACAAGCGCGGCAACAGGAATAGAAAGGGGGTGAGGTAAAAACATGCCATTGTTTAAACCGCCAAATTTTATGAATATAGCAGAAAGCAAGTCGGTAGATAACAGTAGTTTCGACAGAGTGTTTGCTGATGATGGCCAAGATTTCTTGAGCGCTTCTTTGAGTGGTGGTGAGTGGGTATCTGCGCAGTCTGCTTTGCAGAATTCAGACCTATACGCTATCATCAGTCAGCTATCAAGCGACCTTGCAACTGTCAAATTAACCGCTACTCAAAAACGCTGGCAAGGAATTATAGATAATCCAAGCACAAATGCCAGCCGACACGGCTTCTATCAGTCGTTATACGCTCAATTGTTGTTGGCAGGGGAAGCTTTTGCCTACCGCTGGCGTAACGAGAATGGCCGAGACGTAAAATGGGAGTTTCTAAAACCGTCACAGGTTCACATGAATTACTACGAATACGAAAACGGCACTTATTACAACATTACTTTTACAGATCCGAGAATAAGACCACTCTTGCAGATTCCGCAAGGTGATGTGTTGCATTTTAGGCTTGTTTCTACGGATGGTGGCCGGACTGGGGTTAGTCCACTTTTGGCGCTCGGGCGAGAGCTAAAAATCAAAAAAGCATCAGATGACCTAACGTTCAACTCGCTGAAAAATTCATTGAAGATGAATGGTGTATTGAAAATTAAGAATGGTGGACTACTTGATAACAAGACTAAGATGGCTCGGTCAAGATCGGTCATGCAGCAGATGACAGGGGGACCGCTAGTCCTTGACGATCTGGAGGACTTCACGCCACTAGAAATCAAATCTAATGTGGCCCAACTGCTATCTCAAGCTGACTGGACTAGTAAGCAATTTGCCAAAGTCTACGGGATTCCAGACAGCTACCTAGGCGGCCAAGGAGACCAACAGTCATCTGTTGAGCAAATTAGCAATGTCTACGCTAACGCAATGTCTCGCTATTTGCGACCTGTTATCAGCGAGATGACTTATAAACTAGGAACTGAATTAGACTACGACATACGGCCTGCTATTGACGTTCTGGGTACATCTTACATGGCAGCTATATCGAATCTGGTCAAAGCTGGAGTTGTCGCCCAAAATCAAGGCTTGTCTTTATTGCAGAGCGCAGGAATTGTTTCTCAGGAATTGCCAGAGCCTGAAAATCCAAATACGACAAGGAAGGACCGTGTAAATGAATCACAGGAATAGAAAGGGGGTGAGGGGAGCAGATGGGAATTATTGATATTAAAGGCAATATTGTTTCAAACGATGTTGGGGAATTTTATGAGTGGTTTGGCATATCTAGCACATATCCTGATAAGGTCCAGCAAGCTATTGCAAGCAACGAAGACGACGAAATCACGCTAAACATTGCGTCAAATGGTGGCGATGTCTTCGCGGCCAGTGAAATCTACACTATGTTAAAAGACAGCAAGAAAAACATTGTAGTAAATGTGCAAGGTTTAGCTGCCAGCGCTGCGTCCGTTATTGCCATGGCTGGGAATATAGTCAGAATGTCGCCGACGAGTCAAATGATGATCCACAAAGCGTCTGTTGTCGCGTATGGCAATGCTGATGACCTAGGTCACGAATCAGACGTACTAAATAGCATTGACGAATCAATCGCTATGGCTTATGAACTTAAAACAGGCATGAACCAAACGGATATTTTACAGCTTATGTCAACCGAAACTTGGATGAACGCAAAAGCAGCAGTTGACAAAGGCTTTGCAGACGAAATCATGTTTAACGACGCGGACGAAGAACCAACTTTTGAAAATGCACTAATCGGCAACTTGCCGAGTAAGGCGGCAATCAATAAATTTAGGAATTTGATTGCAAAACAAAAAAATAATACAGGACCCAGTCAGCCCAAGAACTCATTACGAGAACAAAAGCTGGCTATTTTGTTAGGCAAAAAAGGAGGAAACTAATGCCAAAAACAGTAAATGAACTTAACGAACTTTGGATTGAAGCTGGCCACAAGGTCGAGGATCTAAACGAGCAAATCAACAACGCTCTGAACGATGAAGGTTTTACAGCTGAAGCTTTTGAAGCTTTGAAGAATCAGCGCGATACCGCGAAGGTGCGCCGCGACGCCTTGAAAGATCAACTCGTAGAAGCTCGGGCGGCTCAAGTCGTGGCAATGGAGAAAGAGGATATCAAACCTCTTAACAAGGAAGAGCTAGAGCTCAAGGATGCATTTGTTACAAACTTCAAAAATATGATTGAAGGCAAACCATTTGTGAATGCTTCGAGCCCAGCAACTACCGGCCTTGTGTCTTCCAAGGAAGATGACACAGCAGGAAACGGCGGTCTGACCATTCCTAAAGATATCCGCACAGCTATCATGGAGCTTACGCGTCAATTCTTCAATTTCCAGAACTTGGTAACTGTAGAAACTACGTCAGTAAAACAAGGTTCTCGGAATGTGAACTCTATCTCAACTGTTACACCGCTAATCAAGCTGGATGACGAAGATACTAACATTCCAGACCTCGAAGGTCCTAAATTGTCAATTGTCCGCTATGTGATCGCTGAATATGCAGGCATTTTGACTGTTACAAATAGCTTGCTTGCCGACACGGCCGAAAACATCCTGGCTTGGTTGACGAACGAAGTTGCTAAGAAAGTAGTTGTTACTCGTAACGCTGCTATCTTGGAAGCATTCGGTAAAGCGCCAGCTAAACCAACTGTTGCTAAGTTTGACGACATCAAGGATGTTTTCTACTCAATTGATCCAGCTCTTCGCGCTAACGCAGCATGGGTGACTAATACATCAGGCATCAAAGTCTTGGCAAAAGTCAAAGATGCAGATGGAAACTATCTCTTGCAAAGAGATGTCACCAAACCTGATACTTATCTGATTGAAGGCAAGCCAGTGATTGAGGTTGAGGATGCACGTCTTGCTGATGCAGCATCAAGCACTCATCCGCTGTACTTTGGAGACTACAAGGCTTATGCAACGTTGTTTGACCGCGAAAACATGGCACTAGCTACCTCTACAGAGGCAGGAAACGCATTCTATCGCAATCAAACCAAGCTACGTGTGATTGACCGCTTTGATGTTCAAGTTGTGGATAGCGGCGCTCTCGTTGCTGCTTCATTCAAGACAATCGCTGATAACGAGAAAGCTGGAGCTGCGGGGTAACTAGCATATGACGGTAACGCTCGAACGATTTAAGAAAGCGATGAACCTTGACGAGGTTGAAGACAACGACCTCGTCCAAGGCTATTTGACGGCAGCTGAACACTCAATCAAGACAGCGGTAGGCGAGGACAAGTCAGGGAAATTTTATGATCGAGAAATTGTCGCGTCAATGATGGATGTGGCAGTTATCGCAATAGCGGGCTCATACTACACCTATCGTTTGAGCCTTGCGGATGCGCAGACTTATCCTGTTAATCTGACTTCCAATGCCATTATCGGGCAACTAAGAGGAATGTACGATGTGTTTATGGAGGGGCAGGATGGCTAAGAGATATTTACCATCTGAATTTAGCAAGATTGCTGTTTTTGGAGAGATGAAATCCTCTCCTAACTCCGCTGGAATCAACATTCCAAAACTAACCGAGCTTTTCCAGCTGCACTACAGATCGGTTAAGCGAACGCAAAATCAGACTTACCTTGCTACTCAAAGCGGCCTAGCAGATACAGTGATTATCTGTATCAGGCACAGCGTGAGAGTGCATAGTAAGCTTCAGGTTGTTATCAATGGTTCGACTTATGACATTGTCACAATCGCTCCAGATGACACACCCGGTTTTGGTAAATATGATTTTCTGACTTTGAGATTGAGAAAGAAAGTAGGCTGATATGGTTGGACTGGATGAAGCTTTGCAAGGCTGGCTAAGAGATGTCCAGCGAATTACTGACCTAACACCCACAGAACAATCAAAAATCACACAGGCAGGAGCTAAAGTGTTTCAAGAACGGCTAGAAGAAGCGACTCGCAACAAGCACTATGACACAAAGCGCTATAACCCTAAGCGCGGCCACTTGGCCGACGGATTAGAAACACAGATGTCTAACGCAGATGGGCGGAAGACAGGGGTTTCTACTGTGGGGTGGAGCGATGGCATGAATGCTACAATTGCTCGCTGGCTAAATGACGGAACAAAGAAAATGGCAGGCAGCCACTTTGTGACAGAAATTCAGCAATCAAAAAAAGTGCTTGAGGAGGTTCTAGCTGCCGAAAAAGCAGAGTACGACAAACTAATTAGGAAACGGAGGTAGTGTATGCTCGCAACTTTGGAAATGAAAAAACTATTAGACGAATCACAATTGAGCGAAGTACAGCGTGTTTACACTAGCAATCTTCCTAAAGAGGAACAAGACAATGTAGACGAAACAATCGTCCTAGTCACTGATGCGAACTCTGAACTCGGTTTAAGTGGGAACAATACATTTCATCTTGTTAGAAGACAGGTAGAAATTCAGATTTTTTATAAATTGGACATTGATTTTGATATTGACAGCTTCGAAGTTCGACTAATGAAATTGCTCAAATCAAATCACTGGTCAATTTTAGACATTCGTGGTCGCACGGTAGACCCGGACACACTGCAGATGACTTCTGTCATTTATGCGGAAGAAACAAAGATTTTAACACAAGGAGAAAACTAATACATGGCTATTGTAGGTTTAAAAATGGTTACGTTGGCACTTGTTGACGAAAACCAAAAATTACTGAAAGGCGCCGAAGGGCTATCTGCTTCAGGAATCATTGAAGTAGATGATACTATGTTTGGTACTAAGACAGCTAATATCACCAACCTTGAGGGGTCTGTTACTAAAGTACCAGGGAATAACAAGGTCCAAGATGTTTACATTGCGCCAGGAGCGCCACAAGTCGCCTTTGACTTCAACAACCTTGCCTTTGACCTCAAGCAAAAGCTTAAAGGTTACAAATCCGATGGCAAGGGAGGATATGTTTATCAAGGGCACAAACCGCACGTTGCAGTATTGATTGAGAGCGAAACATTGGATCGCAATCATTCTGTATTCTTTGGATTTGGCGATGGTATTTTCCAAGAAACTTCTCAAAACGTAGGTACAGACACTGATAGTGCGCAAACTCGGTCATCTGATAACATGACCTATAACGCGTTGACTACTCAAGCATTTGGTGACGAACCGCACAAGATTTACTATTCAGGGGACAGTTCTTTTGATAAGGCTAACATGATGAAAGAAGTCTTTGGCGGATACACAGCGCAAGCTGGCGGCGTGTCACCAGTTCCTGGCGGATAATTCAATTTTTAGGCTAGGCAGTGTTAGAGCTGTCTAGCTTTTATTTTGCAAAAAGAGGTAAAAAACAATATGGAAATTAAAAATATTAAAATCCCAGAATTAGGTAAAAAGACCTTCACTGTCCTAACAAGTAACAAGAACATCCGCAAGATGAATCAGTTCCAACTTGAAATGGCCAAAATCGCAGACAAGCAATCAGAAGACGATATGACAACAGTCATGGCTGCCAATATTGAAGCTATCGAAGCTACGCTGGTCTACCTTCAGGAAGTGCTGGGATTGACAGATGAACAAGTCGAAATACTTGATAATTTGGAAATGCAACGTACACAGGAAATCGCAAACTACCTGTCAGCTCGGCTTATGGGCTTGAGTGACAAACAGATCAAGGAAATTGAAGCGAGTAGCGAATCTGACCCAAAAGAATAAGTTGGGGCGAGCGCATCTATGAACTAGAAAATATCATAGAGGACCTAGACCTTGCAGAAAAGCAAGCGCTAATAAACTTTGGATGGACTATAGACGAGTACGAAGAAGCGGACTACTACCGTTTGGGTGAGATTATGGCGGCCAAGGAACAACAAGATAGGGCGGTAGACCCTATGTCATTCTTAACAGGAAGGAGGTAATACGATTTGGTTAAAGTACAGGCCACAATGTCAACTGAGATAGCTCTAGACACGCTAAGAGCGTCCCAGAACTTACGAAACTTAACGGGAGTGGTGAACTCCGCCACTAGCGCTTGGAAAGCGCAGGAAGCGCAATTAAAGGCTGTAGGGAATTACACCCAGGCAGCAGAAGCTAAATACAAAGGTTTGGGCGACGCAATCCAAGCGCAACAATCCAAGATTGACGCACTCAAGCAGAAGCAATCTGATCTAAAAGGGAATACTCAAGAGACAGCGGAGCAGTATCTCAAGTACCAGCAACAAATTGACCAAGCGACAACCCGGTTGGCCAGCATGCAGGCCCAACAGGAAAAAGCCAAAGGTTCTATGGACTACTACAAGTCTGGGCTGGCAGACCTGCAGCGAACTTATCGGGAAGCCAACGAGTTATCAAAGAGCCGCGTCGAGAGATTGCAAGCAGAGGGCAAGACCAGTGAGGCTTTGAAGGCTAGGTTTGAGAGCAATCAAGCCTCTGTCAAGAACCTTACTAAGCAGTATGAGCTACAAGAAAAGGCGTTGCAGCAAATGGCTCGCTCTGGCGATACAAGCAGCCGCGCCTACCAAATTCAGCAGCAAAGACTCAACGAAACAGCCACGGCGTTAGCAAAAGCTAAGAGTGAGCAAGAAAAGCTCAACGATGAGTTGAAAAAGGCGAACCCTTCTTTTTTGGAAAAAGTGAGAGCCAAAATTCAGGAAGTAGGGAAAGAAACAGAGAGTACCAGAGACAAGGCAGAAGGCGCTGGAAATATCTTTAAACAAGTATTCTCTGCGAATGTTATCTCTGCTGCTTTTATGAATGGCCTGAATTTTATAAAAAACACTTTTTCAGACTTGCTAAAATCTGGGTCGGAATATATCCGCTATCAACAAACCATGACTGCTTCGTGGAACACGCTAACTGGATCTGCAGAGCAGGGCAAGGTCATGGTAGATATGACGAACGAAATGGCGCAAGCGGCATCTAATAGCGCTCGTATGGTAGATGAGCTCAACAAGAAGCTCTATGCAGTAACAGAGAATGCAGATAAGACGCGGGAGCTGACTAAAACAATTCTGACGCTCCAAGATGCTTTCGGCGTTGAAGATGGAGCTATTCAGAACTTTGCCACACAATGGGGACAAATGCTGGGGAATGGAAAAGTACAAGCCCAAGACATGTTGTCATTCATGAATGTGTTCCCAACTTTGAAGAAAGAGATGATTGGCATTGTCTCCGAAATGCGTGGCGGAGCTGAAATTACCAATGCTACTTTCGCAGAAATGCAAAAGAACGGAGAAATTACTTCTGACATTGCTAACCAAGCCTTAACAAGAATGGGCGAGAAGTACAAGGATGCAACGGCTAACTTTGCAAACACTACTGAAGGTCTGGAAAGAACAATTAAAGGCCGTGGGCCTGCGCTTGTCGCTGCTTTTGAAAAACCATTCTTAGATATGAAGAACCCAATTTTGAAGGCGGCTTCTGAATGGGTGGCAAGTGACAAAACCGCTGAACAGTTCAACAAATTGGGGCAGTCTGCTTCGAAGGGGCTTGATGTGATTGTCGAAGCTTTTAAGAAGGTCTTTGATTTTGGAGACAAAGGGGAGTTCATGGATAAAATCATGGAATCCATCACTAAATTTGTTGAAAAAAGTGCCCAGACCATAGCAGACAACGCACCAGCTATCAAGGGGTTTTTTGAAGAAACCAAAAAAGGCGCAGTCGCTATCTGGGAAATCGCCAAACCATTTGCTGAAGGCACTTGGTATGTGGTAAAAGACACGGTTGGTTTTATTGCAGAAGTATTCAAGGAGCTATCCGGTAGCGCAGACAAGTCTGGAAAACCTATCAAAGGAGTTGCGGATGGCTTGCAGGAAATCAGCAAGCACAAGGACGCTATTAAGGCTACAGGAACAGCTTTTACGGCTTATTTTATTGGCAGCAAAGCTATTAACTTGATTAAAACAGCTGGAACAGTATTTTTTAGCTTTGGACAGCTTGCTGCAAATGGCCTTAACCTAATAAAAGTAGCGTGGGCTACTAATCCGATAGGACTGATTGCAACTGTCGTGGCTACTGTAGGATTTGCTCTATATGAGCTTTATAAACATAACAAGCCATTTAGAGATTTTGTAGATGGCATCGTCAAAGCTTGTAAAGAGTTTTTCGATGGAGCGATAAAATGGTTTGGTGGAGCGTTCAAAAAAGTTGGTAAGTTCTTTTCAGATTTTGGAAAAGGCTTTGGTAAAGTCATTAAAGCTATAGACGACGGTGTTGGAGCCATCGGCAAATTTCTAGGCGGTATTGTCAAAGGAGTAGTAGAGTTCGGGAAGAATATCGCTAAGGTTCTTATCTTCGCAAATCCTTTCGTGTTAGGTTTTGCTTTGATGTATAAACATAGCAAACCTTTTAGAAATTTCGTCAAAGGACTTGTTGGAGCAGCGAAGAAACTTCACGACGGATTTAATAAATTTTTCGGCGCTATCGGAAAATTTGTAAGCAAAACATTTGATGGCATTAAAAAAGAGGTTTCCGAAAAATATAAAAAAGTATCTAATTTTATCGGCAAAACTTCAGAGGGTATCAGCAAAGCGTGGAATAAGACTTGGTCAAAAGCCAATGATTTTATAAGCGATACTTGGAACAAAATCAACAAATCCACAGAAGAGAAATTTGGCAAGAATGCCAAAACGCTCATTGTTGATACTTTGGGTGATATCGGAAAGTCATTTCAAAAGACTTGGAATGGTATTTCTGAAGGCTTCAGTAAACTGTGGGATGGCATGAAGAAGCTAGCTCAAAATGGCATAAATGCCGTCATCAAAATACCTAATGCGGGAATTGACGGCATAAACAGTCTTATTCATGATTTTGGTGGGCCGAAAGAAACAATCGGTAAAATTCCAGAAGTCAAGTTCGCGAGCGGTACTGGTTTCTTCAGTCAACATCGCAATCCGATTACAAAACCAGTACTTGCTACGCTAAACGACGGCAACGACAGTCCAGAGACAGGGAATCAAGAAATGGTTATCATGCCAAATGGTAGTAATTTCCTTGTCCCTGGACGCAATACCAAGATGCTATTACCCGCAGGAGCAGAAGTACTAAACGCTTCTGAAACTGCTTGGCTAATGGGTGTGAACCGACAAGCCTTTGCTAAAGGTACCGGCTTCTTCCAGAATATCTGGAATGGTATTACTAGCTTTGGTGGAAATGTTGCAAAAGTAACGGGCAATCTCTGGGACGGCTTGAAAGATGGTATCGAGAAATTCACGAAAATGCTCGATTTCATCGGAAAAGCAGTAACTGATCCATCAGGCACTCTAAAAGATAAATTCAATCCCTCATCAAAAGGGATGAAAGGGATGTTTGATAATTTTGGAGGAGTGCTTTTCAAGAGAGCTGCTGATGGTGCCGGAACTTGGTGGAAAGAACTTTGGGGCATGGCCAAGAGCGCTTCTGACGAAGGCGGGGTCGCGGGCAATATGGGTGACGACTATAATCCTAAGTGGCGCGCTATGGCTAAAGATGCTATAGCAGATCCTTGGGGTTATTTTATTCGCGAATGTGTGTCTTTTGTGGCCAATCGCTTGAATAATTTAGGCGTTCCCGCTTCAAAATTCTCGTTTTTGGGAAATGGTTCTGACTGGGTAAACGCCAGAGTTCCGCATACAAACAATCCACGGCCGGGCATGGTTGCCGTTTATGGCCCTGGTTCTCAATTCGGGAACCACGTAGCTATGGTCAGCGGCGTGTCTGGCGGAACTATCAGCGGAGAAGAATATAACTGGCTGGGAGATGGTAATTATCACACTTATTCTGGCCGGCCAATCTCGGGAGTTACTACTTTCCTTGACTTTGGTGTTAGAGGCGGAGATAGCAATACACCGGCGCTATCCGAAGCTAATAATCCGCTGCAAAAACACATCAAAAAGCAAGTCGGTGGTATGTTTGATTGGATCAAGAAATTCCTCGCACCACAATCTGAAGACGGAGCAGGGCCAACTGGTGGCGGTACCGGCGTTGAACGCTGGAGAAATACAGTTATTAGAGCCTTGAAGAAAAATGGCTTTGAAGCGAGCGATTCGCAAGTCAATGCGTGGATGCGTGTTATTCAGCGTGAATCAAACGGAGACCCCAGAGCAGTAAATAACTGGGATAGTAACGCAGCAGCAGGAATCCCATCTAAAGGATTGGTGCAAACAATCGAGCCGACCTTCAATGCGTACAAGTTCCCCGGGCATAATAACATCTTTAACGGATATGATAACTTGCTTGCAGGTATTGCTTATGCAGCTGCAAGATACGGACGCGGTCCCGGAATGTTTGCGCGCGTATCTGGTCCGTTAGGTTATGCTAACGGCGGTTTGGTTACAAAACACGGGCTTTACGAAGTCGCAGAGGGCAACCAACCAGAATACATTATTCCAATGGACGCAGCTAAGCGAGGGCGTGCATGGCGGCTCTTACAACGCGTTGTAGGTCAGTTCGTGGGTGAATCACCCGCAGACAACTTAAACGACGTTAGAGGAGAAAATAGCGCCATTTCAGCGCTTGCGAATAAATTGGATACGGTAATAGCTTTGCTTACTCAATTAGTAACAAATGGAGCAAATCCAATCGAACTTCGCAACATCATTGACGGGCAAAGCGTAGCCGCAGGGCTAGCGCCTTACATGGCAACAGCCAGCACAAATTACGAGCGCAGACAAGCGCTGCTAAGGGGTGAAATCATTTGAGTGGGATAGGAATTGAATTTAATAAAATCGATATTTTAGCAGAGCTGAGCAAACTAGGCGGTAGTGCCACAACGCTTGATGTTAACCGTGGAATTATCGCGCAAATCACAAATAACTATCAAGAGCAAGGTGCTAGACGCTATGGGCAACAATTCCTCTACAATACACTAGCGGTTAAGCAAATTCCCGTCTCTATCAAGTTGACGGGAACACCTACATACTTCAACCAAGCCGTCCAAAAATTGGGTGGCTTGTTAAATGTAGAAGCGCCCAAAGAATTGATATTTGGGGACGAGCCTAACAAAATTTGGTTAGCAACGCCTAGCGGGGCGCCTAGTCTGACATTTGACCATACAACCTCACCACCAACGGCCGCACTATCCATTACTTTTGACGTTCCACGCGCATACGGCGAAAATAAGGGCGCAGTTGCTGTCGGGAATAATCTAGCTAGCGATTATGGCAAGATAACCAAAATTAGCAATAGCCATTACAAGGCAACCTTAAAAAATCTGGGCACAGCGCCCGCAGCACCCAAAATCACAATCAAGCATAATTCGGAGAATGGCTGGATTGGCTTCACTTCCGCAGAAGGTGTGTATGAATTGGGCGACCCAGAAGAAGTAGACACAAAGCCTGTTAAGAAGTCTGAAATACTACTCGATTATGTCTCTAATAATTGGATAACAAAAGGATTTGCGGAAGGACAAAAGAACGTTGCTATCTTAAACGATAACACCCAGAACTTAAACGGGACGCTTGCTCTTGATAATACTTGGGGGCGTCCACATATTGCACTCACAAATCGTGGAAGTGGTTCACGACCAAACAACGCAGGCTCTATTACGTGGGAAATTCCTGCGGACAGCAACGGTGAGAAAGGCGCGCTAAAAGAGTATATTTGGTGGAGACAAATCTTTTGGCTTGGCGCAGCAAATGAGTATGGTTTTATCAAAATCACAGTATCAGACACAGAGGGCAAGTTTCTCTATGGTGTCGAAACAATCAAACGTGCTTATGGTTTAGCTTGCGAATACAACGTGCTAATTTCTGATGGTAAAGGCGGCTATCGTATGCCTGCGAATGGAAAGTGGACGTTTTGGGGAACTCATAGAGACGACCAGAATCCGTTTAATGCAAACCGCGGGTGGTCTGACATTATCCGCAGAGATGACATGTTAAATGTTTATTGGTTTGGAAGCAGAAGAGATATATCCGCACCCGAACTTAAAGGGCGCAAATCGGCTAAAATCCACGTTGCTATTGGAGCTTTTGGCGATAAACCGCAAGTAACACACGCTTATTTAGATAGTATTGTCTATCGCAAGGACTTTATCGATAAAATTGAGGACATCCCAAACCGCTACCGCATGGGTTCGGTCGTTGAAGTGGATATGGATACTAGTAAAGCATATTGTGATAATCTCCCAATTTTAGACCAGATGACGGACGGGTCAGAACCGCTTCTATTGCCGGTCGGAGAAAGCGAGATTGACATTTATTTGTCAAGTTGGAATGCAAAAGACCCAGATATTAAAATTGCATGGAATGAGAGGTATGTTTAATGCAAATAGTTGTACATGACAACAAAATGCGTAAAGTTGCGTTAATAAATAATAACTATCCAGACATGCTATCATTCCATAGCGATTCTTGGCATAGATATCTCATACAAGCCACGAGTACTTTTGATTTTTCGATTCCCAAAATGTACAATGGGCGATTGCACGAAGATTTAGGTTTTATCAATGATAAAGCCTATTTTTCTTTTAAATTTCAGGGGAAACATCATCTTTTTTATGTAGCAAATATAACGGAGGATGATTTTAATATTACTCTAAATTGCAATAACACAAATTTGGAGCTTGCTAACGAGCAAGCCAATCCATTTACAAGCAATAGCGCGCAAAATATAGCGTGGTATTTGCAACGCATGGAATTGCTAACGTTTGCGACTTTGGAAATTGGGGTCAATGAGATTGCGGACAAAACACGCACGCTAACCTTTGAATCACAAGAAACAAAGTTATCACGCTTGCAATCTCTGATGTCACGTTTTAACGCAGAATTTGAGTTTGTCACAGAGTTAAATAATAACGGCACGCTCAAACGAATTGTGCTGAACATCTATCACGAAGCAGACAACGAACATCACGGAATCGGCAAGGTTCGAGGTGATGTCATCCTGCGTTACGGAAATGATGTAAAAGGTGTGCAAGTCACGACTGATAAGACGCAGCTATTTAATGCTGGTGTATTTACGGGCGCAGACGGTCTCACGCTAAAAGACGTAGAACGCTCTGACAAAGACGCGAACGGAAACGAGGAGTTTTACACGCGCAAAGGTAATGTAGCCGTCTATGCTCCTCTATCTATGGAGCAGTACCCAGCTAGCATGAAAGATGGTGATAACTGGACGCGCAAGGATTTTCAAACGGAATATACCAATGTTAACGACTTGCTAGCTTACGCTTTTAGAACAATTAAACAATACGCTTATCCGATTGTCGGCTACACAGCAAGCATTCAATCAAACTTCCTCAATGACTATCAAGATTTAGTTTTGGGAGACACGGTCAAAATTTATGACAAGAACTTTGTCGGCGGCTTAATTCTGCAAGCGCGCGTGACAGAGCAAGTTATTAGCTTTAGCAATCCGAACAACAACACACTAACCTTTTCTAACTATGTAAAACTGGATTCTAAAATTTCGGATACATTGCGAAATCGCATGGCTGAACTGATTGAGGAGCGCCTACCATATACGCTCAAAATGTCAGCTAGCGCAGGAACGAGCTTTAAAAATGGCGCAGGAGAAAGCATTGTAACACCCGAATTATACAAAGGGCAAAAAAAGATTACCGACGCAACTTATCGTTATTATTTTGGACAGGAAACGACGACGGGCACTACTTACAAAGTACTTGCTAGCAAAATTACAAATACGCAAGTTTTAACAATTGCTGCATATGTCGGAAACGACGAAGTGGCAAGAGACAAGCTAACATTTGTCAATGTCAATGACGGGAAGAATGGTTCAAACGGTGAAAAAGGAGAAGATGGAAAGTCTCTGCGGCTCTTCAGCACACAATACAAATACGCACAATCTGCTATAAATACTTATAGCGCAGATGGCTATACTGGTGATTGGTCTGTTGTCGAAAATACAACAGGGTTAAAGGTCGGCGACAGTGTCCAAATGAGAGTCTTCAATACGGACAAAAATAGTGATAGCTGGATAGTAGCGGTAGTTAGCTCAATTTTAGGCGAAAACAGAATCAGAACTGTTTCAAAGGGCTTAATCGAAAAAGGGGATATTGGACCTCAAGGACCTAAAGGAGCCACTGGAGAAAAAGGCGACAAAGGTGACAAAGGGGCGCTTGATGAAGAGCAAGTCAAACAATTAAATGACAATATAAACTCCAAAGCAGACAATAGCCTAACACAAGAGCAACTAAACGCTTTAAGTGAGAAGAACAGCATTATGCAGGCTGAACTGGAAGCCAAAGCCGGTCTTGATACTGTTAATAAGTGGTTTGCAGCTTATCAAGAATTTCTGAAAGCAGACGCGGCCGGCAAAGCTAAAGCAGAGAAAGATTTAATCGCTGCTACTCAACGAGTGGCGAAGATTGAAACGAATTTAGGCGATATGGCGCAGCGCTGGAGTTTCCTTGACAACTATATGAGCGCTTCTAATGAAGGGCTGACAATCGGAAAGAAAGACGGTTCTTCATCGGTTTTGGTTAGTGACAATCGCATTAGCTTCTATTCCGCAGGCTCAGAGGTGGCGTATATTTCACAAGGAATTTTAAAAATAGAAAATGGGGTATTTACTAAGACCCTGCAAATTGGGCGTTTTCGCGAGGAGCAATACCACTTGAACCCTGATATGAACGTAATTAGATATGTAGGAGGTGCTTAATGGCAAGAGCTATATTTGCTGGGGAATACGGTGGGAATCTACAATTAGAAATTTCGTCGGCTTGGAATAAACAGGACATCGGCAATAACACATCTACGATAAATATATACGTTCGATTGATTGCAAATGGTTATGTTCGCGTTTTCGGAGCAGAGTATAAGACACTAACGATTTTAATCGATGGCAAAACTGTTGGAGCATACAAGGTTGATGCAAGTATAAATCCCGGGCAAAGTAAAGATTTAAAGAGTGCGGATTTTGTCGTCTCGCATTATAGCGATGGCACACCGCCTCCGGGTTATATATCCGCAAAATTAGATATAGGCTTTGCAGAGTACAGTTGGGCGGCAGTCGGCGAGTACGTACATTTGCCAACCATTCCACGCGCTAGCTCTATCAAAACTTCTGATGGCGTGATAGGTGGTAACATCAATATTACAATCAATCGAGCTGTTAGTAGTTTTAAACACGCTATTAAGTGCGCGTGGCATGGAAAAACTACAGTGATTGCTAACAACGTTGACACGAGCTTTGCTTGGACGATTCCAAAAGATTTCGCCAATGACATTCCAAACTCGGAAAGCGGACGAGGAACGCTAACTGTCGAAACATATAGTGGCGAGAAAAAGATAGGCGAGAAGTCAACAGATTTCGTCGCGACAGTCCCCAATAATATCAAGCCAACTCTGACAGGCTTTACTCTAACTGACACTAACACAGCAGCGGCTAGTGTCGTACCGGGCGAGCAAGCTTTTATCCAAATCTTGTCTAATATCAAAGTCAACTTCGGACAGGCAACAGGGGCGTATGGCTCAACTATCACAGGCTACTACGCTGAGATTGTTGGGAAGAATCAATCGACTAACCAAAACGGCGGCGCTCTAGGAATCATGAACTATTCGGGGAATGTGACTGTCAGAGCGAGAGTGACAGATAGTCGAGGAAGAATTAGCAACACGATTGACAGAACAGTGAATATCTTAGAGTATTTCTCACCCATTTTGAAATTTGACGTCACTAGGTCAGGGGCTGAATCTAGCACGCTAACAATCACTCGCAACGCCAAAGTTGCACCATTGACTGTTAATGGCAGTCAAAAGAACTTGATGAAACTGACGTTTAAAGTCGCACCCGCTGGAACGACTACTTATACAGTTGATAACGGCCCTGCAACAGGCTCTTGGACAAGTATTTCTAACCTGACAAACTCAAATGCTAATTTACAAGGGACTTATGCAGCCAATCAATCGTGGTCTGTGGTTGGTGTATTAGAGGATTTATTTACTCATACAGAATTTAGTGCGATTGTCGGAACGGAAGCAGTGGTTTTGTCGTACGGAAAAGATAAAATAGGTTTTGGTAAAATCGCTGAAATATCAAACGCTGTAGATAGTGAATGGGAATACTATTTTAAAGGTAAATCTATTCAAAACCGAAAATTAACAAATCCTGATGGTAGAAGTCTTACCAATATTTATAAAACCGTTGACGAGTATGTTACGACTGGCTTTTATTATGTAGACGATAAAAAGTTACCAGACCCCGCAGGCGGATATTTGTTGGTCGAAAGTTATTCTGTTGATTTTATAAAACAGACATACACTCCTTGGAATAAGTCTTACGAATTTACAAGGTTAAAAAAAGGCAAGGATAAACCTTGGACACCTTGGATTTCGCCCGCGCTAGAACAATGTTATCCTATCGGCGCCATTTATCAAAGCACCGAAGTTACAAATCCAGCCACATTTATGGGTGGTACTTGGGAACGTTTTGGTAATGGCAGGGTGCTTGTCGGTGTTGATGAGACAGATGGTGATTTTAATACCGCAAACAAAATAGGCGGCGAGAAAACTCACACTTTGACAATTGACGAAATGCCGTCACACAGCCACAGACAATTTGTGTCTGCGAATAATGGTAATGATTCTATTCGTAAGGATTGGGACGCAGACGGTAACGGCAAGGCTTACGACCAAGGCATGGAAACTGGTCGGACAGGAGGAAATAAACCTCATAATAACTTACAACCTTACATCACAGTTTATCAGTGGCGCAGAATAGCATAAAAAATAAAGGAGAAAAAATGAAACTAGAATTTTTAAGCAAGTCCGTTGATTATGTCGGCGGAGAACCTTACAAGACGCGCGTAGTTCTCGGAAATTCCGAAGGTGCGATTCATCCTGTGTTTTTTGACCCGGATTTTATCAGCAAAGAAAGTGGCGAGTTGTTTAAATTGGCTCTAGATAAAATCTTTTTCGCGAATTTTCCCGATAAAGCAGAAACGGATAAATTTAATCAAATTGACGAGCAACTTGAAAAAAATAAAAAGGCTGGAGAAGCCAATAAGCAAAAAGTGGAAGATGTAGCAATTTTGGCAGATGTCTTAATTTCACTTGCTATCACGCGCGATGGCGGAATGGAACAGAATGCCTATACGAAGGTTGCTGCAATTATCAAGCCATTAGAAAAAGAAAAGCGGTACACGAACGGAGATATAGTTGCTATGCCTTATCCGTTCGGGACAAATTCAAAATGGCCAAAAGATACAGCAACAATTTTTAAATTTACTACTCGCGAAGGTGATGGCTATACTTACAAGGGACAAAATGTCGAAGAAATGTTACAAACAGGCATTTTAAGCATCATCATGCCTAAATTAGGATAGAAGGTGGCAAAATGTGAATTCGATGGATTTATTAGATAAGATCACAACGGTCTTAGTCGTGATTATCCCTAGCTATTTTAGCTACAGGAGTAATCAAAACAGTAAGGAAACCGACAAGCGAATAGAAGCTTTAGCCGAAGATTTGGGCGACCTGAAAGAGTCTGTGGCCAGTATCCAAAATATCGGAAACAAGAATAATCAGGATCTGAACCTAATCCAAAAGGGGCTTCAACGCTTGCAACGTTTTCGGTTGCAAGAGAACTTAAAAAAAGCTTTGAGGCGTGGCCAGACTACCCAGCATGAGCTGGAAGAGCTGTCCCGCCTTTACGAAAGCTATGTCGAGCTTGGTGGCAACGGTGCTATCAAGCTTTTGTTTGATAAATTTTCAAAACTACCAATCAAGGAGGAAAAATAATGATCAACCTTAAATTACGTTTTAAAAACAAAGCTACACTCACAGCCTTAATTGCTGCTGTCTTTCTCATGTTGCAACAATTCGGGTTAGACGTGCCTAGCAATATCCAGTCAGGAGTCAATACATTCGTCTTAATCTTGGTTATTCTGGGTGTGGTCACAGACCCAACGACTGCTGGGCTAGGTGACAGTCAGCGAGCTCTAGGCTATGATGAGCCTAAGAAATAACATAAAAGAGCAGGCCCTGAAGCTTGCTCTGTTTGCTTTTGCTGCGGGCTACTTTTGGCTCGTAGCGCTTGAAAAATTGAAAGGAAAATAAAAAAATGACAAAAGTAAAAGTAACTGAATATGCAGAAGGAAACTTTCGCTTTGGCTTTGGGACAAAGCTTTATCTAGCTCGCAACGAAGAAGCTCAAGTACGAGCTCACATCTCTACACCAGCAACGCAACGCTGGGATAACGGACAATATACCTTGACCGAAAGAATCGCAGAAGGCTTTAAACCTGCGCATCCTGTCTCATTCACAGCTAAGGTGATTTCTCAAGGCAAGATCCACCCTCAAGCAACGATTGACTTCGTCTTGATGCCAGACGGCCGTGTGCTGGTCAATGCTAGCAATGTGCGTCAGCTGCCTGCACCACTTCAAATTGTGGGTGAGGTGACTTACATTATTGACGAAAGCCAATTTGATAAATAAATAGGAGAAAAAAACAATGGGAATTAACGTCGAACAATCAATTGCATGGATGGCAGCTCGCGAGGGAGAAGTCACCTACTCCATGGACTATCGAAACGGTCCATCTAGCTATGACTGCAGCTCGTCTGTTTACTTCGCCTTGCGCTCTGCTGGAGCATCTGACCACGGCTGGGCAGTCAATACAGAGGCTATGCACGACTGGCTCACTCAAAATGGCTATGAGCTTATCGCCGAAAACAAAGGCTGGGATGCTCAGCGTGGAGATATCTTTATTTGGGGTCAACGTGGCTACAGTACAGGCGCAGGCGGCCACACTGGTATCTTTGTAGATGCAGAAAACATCATCCACTGTAATTATGGATATAACGGCATCACAGTTAACAACCATGATCAAATTTGGGAGTACAACGGATGCCCGTACATCTACGCTTATCGCTACACTGGCGCACCAGCACCAACGCAATCTGCACCAGCAATCCAGCAGGCAGCCACATCTCAATTTGAGCATGAGCTGGGTGTAAACACCCCACTAGCAAATTCTGATATGCCTTACTATGAGGCTAGCTTGTCAGACGACTACTGGGTCGAGTCCGCCCCTAACTCTGCTAGTCCGGACAAAGAATTTCTCCCTGCAGGGACTCGAGTCCGGGTCTACGAAAAAGTCAACGGTTGGTCACGCATCAACCATCCTCAGTCTGACCAGTGGGTAGAGGATGCCTATCTGGTCGATGCTACCGAAATGTAACCGCAGCGGAAACTGCGACAAACAAAAAATATAATTTCTTAAATTTTAATCTACCCCGGCCGAAAGGCTGGGGCTTTTTTATTTGCAAAAATTTTTAAAAAAATTTAAAAAAGTTGATAAAAAATGTTGACAAACTATCTTAAAAGATATATAATAGTCTTGTAAGATAAAGAAAGACAAAAGGAGAAATCAAAATGAAATCACAAGTTATGACCCTAGCGTGGAAAATCTTCAAGAACGAAAAGAACGATGTAACTTTCTCAGAAGCTTTGAAATTGGCTTGGAAAGTAGTTAAACGCCAAAATATGGCAGATGATTTCTATTTCTTCCAATCTTCTAATGTGAAATTCCAAGGAGTTAAGAAATGGTTCGCAGAGAAGGAATTTTACGGACGCAACAAGAAAGATTTGGCTTTCATGTCTGTTCGCTCTATCAGCATCAACAGCTTGCTTGAAGAAACTGACAAGGCTGTGAAATTAGAAATCGTAACACCTTATGGAACTTCTGCTAAATGGTATCCAAAGAGTGTACTTGCTTAATTTTAAAACAAAGGAGAAACTAAAATGAAGATCAACAACGACATTAAAGACTTGATTTTGGAATATGTGGAACGATATTTCCGCTATGAGAATGATTTCTATAAGCTTCCTCGAATCAAATTCATGGTTGCGAACTGGCAACGATTCAAGAGCGGTGAAACCTCTATCGAGAAGATAGGAGCAGCAAGGGTCAACGCTATGCTTGACTGCTTATTTGAAGATTTTGAGCTAGCGTTGATTGGGAAGGCTCAGGATCAATATTATCTTTCTAATTCACTCAAAATGAATATGACTTTCCCTGCTTATTATGACCAGTTCAAGAAACAGCAACTGTTGAAATGGATTGAGAATAGTAGAGAGGACATCATAGGTGGTGCCGGAAGACTATATACGGCAGATGGGAACTACATCACCGACGCCTATCTAGAAATAGCTTTGGAAAGCAGTAGCCTAGGCGGTGGTTCCTATCTGCTTCAGATGCGCTTCAAGAACTATTCTCGCGACCCTCGACCAATCCCATCAGGCCGCAGAAATCGTCTTGAGTGGATCGAGCAGAATCTAGAGAATATCCGATGAGAGAAAATATAATCGGCCAGAGGTTCAATCGTCTCGTCGTCATTAAAGATGACGGGGCGAGGTCTGCCAAAGGCGAAATCAAGTGGCTCTGCCAATGTGACTGCGGGAAGTTTTATCACGCACTTGGACACCGATTAAAGCGCGGTTTAACCAAATCTTGTGGCTGTTTAAATAGTGAAAAGAGGCGTGAACGTTTCAAAGATTTGACAGGAACCGAAACGGAGTATTTTAAGATTATTAGCCGTTCCCATTCGGCTAATCAACGTGTCTATTGGAACTGTGTGTGCAGATCCTGCGGGAAAGAGCTTATTTTGAGCAATAATGACATACGCAACTATACTTCCTGTGGCTGTCGTCGTGGCGCATCCAAAGACTATATGGATTCTATTCGAGATCCAGAAAGTCTAAGAAGTACGAAGCCTACTTCCAAAAGTACAACAGGGGTTCGTGGTGTGTATTTCAACAAGGAGAAGAATAGGTATGTAGCCTATATCAATGTTGGTAAGAAATCTAAATATATCGGCAGTAGCAGACATATAGAAAAAGCTGCAGAATTAAGGCGGCAAGCTGAGGAGGAATATGGCTATCACGATAAAGAATAATTGCCTCCAGAACGGAAAACCTCGAATATGTCCGCTCTGACGGCCTTGGCAGGCTGGCAGCGATGCTGGTCTGTTTTCGCGTGAAAAATCAAGCGAAAGAAGATAGATCAAAAACCCAAAATTCGCCCAAAAAGTTTATAAAAGAATATTAAAAAATATAAAAGATTTTTTTACAAAAGCTTATAAAGCAAGATGACTAATTTGCTTTCAGCAATTTAATTGTTGTGTTTTTGTCGGCAGGGGACATAAATATTAAAACTACGTTTATTTGAACGTAGTTTTTTTAGTGAATTGTTGAAAACGCTTTGAATTTCGTTGCCTTTTTATAGAAATAAGAGTAAAATATAGTTATTATAGTAAATAAAAAGCACCGAATCGGTGCGCACTTTTTCAAGTTGTGTACGGACAAAAGCCTTATTTTAACTTGCTGTGTTGTTTCGAATAGTTCCAACAATTTCATTGTACTATACTTGTCAAAGATTATCAAGTGAAATGTAAATCATTTTACAGATACGACAAAAAGCTTGTTTATCCTCATTTGAAACAATACAGTTCTAAAACTAAAATATAACTTATAATCAATTTTAGCACATTTTTACCGATATTTCATCATTATTCTATTGAACTCTTTAGTCAGAATGATATAATTAAATAAAGTTATATTTTAAGGAGATTGTTTTGAAAAAGTTCAAATTCACTAAAGATAATTTAGCTATTCTAACTGAGTTAGTAAAGTTTATGAAGGGGTGCATTGACTTAATCAAAGCTCTCATTTCTTAATTTTTAAATTATATCTTAATACAAATACAACGGAGGTTTTTATACATGGAAAACAAAAATTACTCTATCGGACTTGATATCGGAACAAACAGCGTCGGATGGGCCGTCATTACGGATGACTATAAGGTGCCATCGAAAAAGATGAAGGTTCTGGGCAATACTGATAAACACTTTATCAAGAAAAATCTGATTGGAGCTTTATTATTTGATGAAGGGACTACTGCTGAAGATAGACGTCTAAAACGAACCGCGCGCCGTCGCTATACACGTCGAAAAAATCGTCTTCGCTATCTTCAAGAAATCTTTTCTCAGGAAATAAGCAAGGTGGATAGTAGTTTCTTTCATCGATTAGATGACTCCTTTTTAGTTCCTGAGGATAAAAGAGGAAGTAAATACCCTATTTTTGCTACCTTAGCAGAAGAAAAAGAATATCATAAGAATTTCCCAACTATCTATCATTTGAGGAAACAGCTGGCGGACTCAAAAGAAAAAGCTGACTTGCGCTTAATCTATCTAGCATTAGCTCATATGATTAAATACCGCGGACATTTTTTATATGAGGAATCTTTCGATATTAAAAACAAAGATATCCAAAAAATCTTTAACGAGTTTATAAGCATTTACGACAACACCTTTGAAGGAAGTTCACTTAGTGGACAAAACGCACAAGTAGAAGCAATTTTTACTGATAAAATTAGTAAATCTGCAAAGAGAGAACGCGTTCTAAAACTCTTTCCTGATGAAAAATCCACTGGTTTATTTTCGGAATTTCTCAAGTTAATTGTAGGAAATCAAGCTGAGTTTAAAAAACATTTTGACTTGGAAGAAAAAGCTCCGCTACAATTCTCTAAGGATACCTACGATGAGGATTTGGAAAACTTACTCGGACAAATTGGAGATAGTTTTGCAGAGCTTTTCGAGGCCGCTAAAAAACTCTATGATGCTATTCTTCTATCAGGAATTTTGACTGTCACAGATCCTTCAACCAAGGCCCCGCTATCAGCATCTATGATTGAGCGCTATGAAAGTCACCAAAAAGATTTGGCATCTTTAAAACAATTCATCAAGAACAATCTTCCAGAAAAATATAATGAAGTTTTTTCTAACGATAGCAAAAATGGTTATGCAGGATATGTCGGAGTTGATTTAAAAGTACGTAA